GTTGCTCCCATTCCCGGCATTAACAAAGACATACCTGCTCCTAAACCACCTGCAACTCTAGCACTCATAGGTAAAGTTTTATCATCAGCCGCTGTTTTAAAACTACCAAAACTTCCTTGGTTTCCTACTTTGTCTAAAAAATTAACCGCTGTGTCCCCAAGAAGACCCCTCATAATAGTATCAGGTAATTGATTTATTGTACCTAATAATCCTGTTTCTTTTTTTTGTTCTGTACTTTTTTCTATAGATTCTCCAGCATCGTTATACATACTGGAAGCACCATCTAACAATTCTCCTAGATTTTTTGGTATGTTTGATACATCTTCCATAAGCTGACCGGGAATATTACCCATGTCTCTCCTAAAATCTGCCCAACTTGTAGGGTATGAATCTAATACAGGAGATGTTTCATTCATCCAACTATCATCACTTTCGTCATCCATTCTCTCAGCAGGTCTACGTCTGCGAATTACAGGTTGATCAAAAAGACCACTGGACGCTACTAAAGGAGCAGGAGAAGGGTTTTCTATAGCACCTCTATTCATAGCCCACTGAGCTAACCAATCAGGAAGATTTGCACTACTTAGTTTTGCCATTATGTTTTCAATCCTAATCCTTGAAGATTAAGAGTTACACCTTGATTTTTTACAGGAGGTTTAAACAGTCCCCCTGCTCTTGTGAATAAGTCTCCCATGCTTGAACCACTGGCTCCTAATGTAGCCGCAAGTTGTTGTTGACCGGAACTACGTGACGCTAAACCTTGAGCGGCTAAGTTACCTATACTTCCGCCAATTCCTCTACCAAGATTAGCTTGTTGCATAGGTACATTAAGAAGACCCGTAGCAGTTCCAATGTCGGCACTTTCACGACCTAAGAGTGCCGAAATTAACGCCTGAGCCTGTGAGAAACCTTGGTTACGTCTTTGGGTTTGTCCAGTAAGAATACCTTCCTCTAGAGAAGACATTTGATCTCTACCGCCTGTGGAACCTAAGCGTCCCTGAGCAAGCAATCGTGTCTCAAGATCAGTCCTTAAATCATCCTCTTGTTCTGCATAATAAGGCTGAGTTTGCTCATAAAACATATTACCTGCGGCAAAGGGATTACCGGAATACTGAGCTAGTTGATCTCCCCAGAGTCCACTTCTACTTAAGGCTCCTTGGTAAATACTTTGGAGTTCAGGAGAAAGATTAAGCAGTGCGGTTTTACTGTCTGGGTCAAAGTCTGCTGTACCACCTACACTACCTACACCATAAGGCGTACCAGCATCTATTACAGCATCAGCATTTTGATTAAGAACTGCCGCTTGTTCTCTAGCCGCCTGAATATTTGCATCAGCGTTTTGTCTAGAACCTAAGTAGGATAAGCCTCCACCAAGTAAACCAGCCCAATCACCCATATCAGATATCCATCCCATTATTCTCTCCTTTTTACCTTGTCTTGCCTTGTTTCGTCAGTAACGTAGCCGATACTAAACTTGAAAAATCTCCCACTACTTCTGTAATCATTCGCATTTTAATTACTTTACCTGTGCGTCCTAAAGGAACTTTGTATTCTACTGGACCTACTTTAGATGCAAATTTAGATACGCTATAAAGAGAACTTGAAACTCCATAAAGGGCTGATTCATCTGTAGCGGCTAAATTAAACGATTTAACAAGTGGATTTATAGAATCATAATCTACATATATTTGTAAAGCAGTTGCAGAACCTCTTCCTCCTTGATAGTAGAAAAGACCTTCTTTTAATATTTTAGTCGTTGTAGGTTGTTGAAAATCTAACCATGTAGTTGACCATGTGTAGTTATAAATATTATCTGTTGTACTCCAACATTTAGAACCGTCCCATGTTCCTCCTGCTGTACTACAGGCTCCTGAGCTTCCATTAGAAGATGTAGTATCTGTAATTGTTACATCATAATAACCATCATAAGATGCTATAGTATTTTTCATTCCCATAATAAAATTACCATCTACAGTACCTACACCACACAAAGGAGGATCAATAAAATACCAAATAGTTATTCTTGGTATTGTTAACTGAGATGATGCAGAAAAGTCAAATACATAAGCTAAATTATTCTCAGGAACAAAAGTAACAACTAAACCTTCTTCTTGAAAATAAGCTGACTTAACTGTAGTTAAATCTCCAGTAGCTAGATAGTAACTTAAAGAGTTACGAACAGATATAGATAAATCAGATATAGGTGCTTTACCGTCCGTGGCTGTAATACGAGACAAAGCCTGTAGACCTTCGTAGCTCATAAATAAAACTTCAGCACCTACGTTAACTATATTATCTCTACCTGCTAACCCTACGCCCTGTATAAGCTCGTCTAGTGTCATTGTAGCAGGATTAGATGCACCACTGTAAATAGCTATGTTATTTTTACCAAAGATAATTATTTTATCCATGATAGAACTAAAACCTACTATTTCATCTGATCCCCAAACAGTTCTTAAATTTAAAGAACCAGCGGCCCCACCATTTAACTTTTCACCAATTAAGTTATCTGAATAAAACACTGTTCCGGGGTCTTCAGTAATACCTCCGTACCACATACGTCCAAAGTTTCCCAAGGCACATGAGGGGTTAAATGTAGTCACACCACTATTAGCGGCATATGCAGATAAGTCCTCTACGTCTTTCCAAGTAGAACCATCAAAGTTAATTGGTTTATGACTTGCCTGTACTGCCCATAATTCGTTATTAAAGTTTACCCACTGCCAATTAGAATTAGAAATAGTTTGTGGGCTTCCCCCAAAAGATTGAGCAGTTAGTGTTTCTGGGGTAGTAGAGGTATCTCTTTTATAAATAGCATTGTTAGAACCTAAATAAAACTCTGTAGTTCTATCAGATTTAATGTACTCACCTATAGATTTTACAGGATGAGAAACAGTTTTAGAAATAGATTTAATACCTTTTCTTGGACCTATTCTACCTTGGAAATCAAACACAACATTAGACGCTTCAGTAAGCCACTCAGGACCTAATGTAGAAGCACTACCTTGTGTGTTTAAACCCTTTGAGCCTAAACCATCTAACTTTATAGGTGTTAAAGCTTTAACTGGCATACCATACAGTTTCGTTTAAAGTTCTGTTAGAATCTTTAGTTATAAAATCAGAAAGAACTGTTCCAAATCTAGCTGAAGCTACAGAATTAGCTGTTCCTCCGTCTTCACCTCTTTCGGACAAAGCTAAAGAATAAGCACCTAAAATTACTGGTTCTTCTGGAACCGTTAAAACGTCTGTAGCTAAACTTAAGTCAGCTTGAGGAAGAACTATATGTGTCTTTATTGAATAGACATCTGCTGGTGTAGGAAAAAAAGAAATGGAATTTCCATTAAGTCTGTAGTACATAGGAGTTCCATTTGTAGATGTACCTACAAGAGTATATTTATAAAAATCTGCATCAGATAACTGAGGAACTTGATAATCAGATGTATCATCAATTACTTGTAAAACAGTTGTTCTATTAGTTGCATCAGGAATAACATAGGTAGCTGTTCCAGATTCAGTTGTAACAGTCTTAAGTGATCTTAAGAAACTCCAAGACCAAGCATCTTCTACTATTTGTTTTGATTCGTTAATAAAATCCCCTACTAATTTATGGTAAGAATCTACATCAGCAGAATCTTCTAAAGCTCCAATCCAATCAGCAGATATTGTATCTTCTCTTAGCCTTCTTAAGACTTTATTAATCATAGCTCTATATGCCATTATGCTTTGTCCTCACTTAAAAATAATTCTCGTTCTGCTTTTCTTCTTCTAAGAAGTCCGGGAATAGATCGTTTACCAGCGTACTTCCATCTTAAGAACTCGTTAGCACATCCTTCGTAATCAGACCTGTTTAACTTCATTCTTGCTGTACTTCTTTGAAAAGCCCCTGAACCTACATTATACACAAAACTACATAAAGCGGCAAATTGATTTTGAGTTACAGGAACATTAACTAATTGTGCTATCCTTATCTCAGTCCTTTTTAAATCTCTTTTCATTAACTGCAAAGCTTCTTGTTTGCTAATATGCTTGTGATCTGCTTTTACACGCTTACCGTTAAGTCCGTAAATTGATCCTACACCTATTGTCCATATACCTGCAACATCTTTATACGGTTCAGGAGAGAACCCTTCAAAGCTTTCTATCAACTCTATCCCTTCTTTATTTATCACTTTGTCCACTTGCTGACTAATCGTTGCCCGAACCAAAACGAGATAATCACAGAAAAGATGCTCACTACTTCGCTTGACCACAGGAGTTGAAACAGTTCCAGACTTATCAGACCGAAAGCCGAAAGAAAAGTAAGCAACACAAATTCCAAGAAAAAGAAATAAGTAATAAGCGGTCTTACTGTTGCGGAAAGATTTACGACCCATGTACTTGCCCTTTTAGTTTGTTCATCAGAACTTCTATGGACTGCAATATTAGCTTCGCCTACACTTTCTATTAAAGCTTCATCTCGTCTATCTTGAGATTGTTGAGCCATAATTTTAAGCTCATGTTCTTTATCTCTAGCGTCTTGTTTAGCGTCCATAAATGTTTTAAATATAGAGGGACCTGTAGAAGTAACAAAACCTAAAAGACTACCTAAAAGTGAGATCATGTTTAAACGCTCTTAAATTGGTGGGTGTTTTCCGTTATGTGTATGCATTAACGTATCGCAATCTCTACGTAATGCGTTTACTCTATGATGTAAAGCTTCTGTTTCTCTTGCTTTAGCTTCTTGATGATCAGGAGAAAGCATAGAACCTAACACTCCTAGTTGATGTTTCATCACCGCTTCTCCTGCTTCACTAGAATCAAGTCTAGCTTGTATAACTTCTAATTCTTTATTTGCTTTCATTAGGTCATCCATTAATCTACCTATCTGACCTTTTACCATTCCCCATGTTGCCGCTAAACCACACAACACAGTGCCTATAGTCATTAACTCTCGTGCGCCTAACTCCATTACTTCCTAGCCCACCAAATGTAAGCACCAACTCCAGCTATTGCTATTATTAAAAATAAATACCCAGCCACAGTCTCTAATATTTTAAAGAGTTTTTCGTTTGCCTCTTGTTTTTTTTCATTTGCTTTTTTAGTTTGTTTATTATGTTTTTCTATTCTTATTCTTCTTTCTTCAACAATTTCATCCCAAGTGTCCGGTCCAAATCTTTTATTAATCATACGTCTAACAAGTTGTAATTGTTCAAAAGCTTGTTTCTCTGCGATAGTTTCTTTTGCAATTGCACCTAAACTAAATTTGTCTGCCGATGTTCCTAACTTCTTTCCTATAAAGTTATCCCATTTACTAGCTATAGGATGTGACTTAGAATGAACTTCTTTAGTTCCTGTTATTACAGAATCAATCTGATCTGCTATTTGTGATACGTCCTGACAAGTATTAATAACACTTTTAATTCCTTTGACTGCACTGTTTACTAAAGCCAATCCAGCAAGAGTTTCAGCGACAACCATTACTTAGGATATTTATCTTTGACTGCTTTGATAACCTTTTTCCACTCGTCAATTCCATCGTGGTAAATTTTATCAAGCTGATCTTCGATAGCTGGATACTCGTCTTTTCGTTTGCTAACATAAGCAGTTGCTACAATGTGAGCATCGTATTCTTTTTTCCACTTTGCAATGTCCTCATCTGAAGGAATACCACCAGGAAATTGTGTAATAATCCCGTCTGAAGTACACATACCTTCTTGGTGATTGTGCTTCCAACCAATAATTGCACCCATGTTATCTAGCTGTGTTGCCACTGTAATCTCCTACGCTGAAATTTCTGTG